ATATACCGTTGAGTCTTACGTTTTTGAGTTGGAGGTTTAGTCTGTGCTTCAGGTTTAACTTCAATTACGAAAGTCTTAACTACACCGTTCTTCTGTTTAATCTTGGCAATGAAGTCTGGAAAGTATCGATGCTTTTTGTTGTCAACTGGACTCCAATAGGGTATGACAAGTTCTTCCGAACCCCACCAAATGACGTTTGGGTGGTCATCTAAATACTTCATTACTTTGACTTCCCACGATGACCGATAGATGATTTTGGTTGCATCACCCTTGTATTTTTGTGGGTTTTTTGGGATAAATTTACCTTTATATGACATAAATACTATCTAGGCAATCTACTTAGGACAATCATGGCGTTTTTTGGACTTTCAGATATAACTTTCACAAAAAATGAAAATAGAAAAGGACCTCTAGGACCTCTTTTCGAAGGCACGACAAGTAACACCTTTAGGTATCCGATTGATATAGGTAATTATGATAAAGGTCATTATATGGTCATCCATATCAATGAACAAAATAATACGCAGTTTAAAGGGATTGAACAGAAAAATGATGTGCCAAAATTAACTTCTCCTGAATCAGGATCAACAAGACCAAGTATTCCTAATATAAAAGAAAAGTTTTCAAGTGCTATCAACAGTAGAATTGATAGTGGTTTCAATTCCCTGAACAATGCTACTGGAGGTAAGTTATCGTTCTTTAAACCTAACAGTGCTGCATTTAGTTCTAAAGACCAAGCAAGAGCAACAAATGATCCTAAAAATTATATTTCGGATGTTAAAGACATCCAAAAAACTTCATTAATAAGAACAACGAAAAGAACAACTGATTCTATTGCTTTGTATATGCCGGACACTCTTCAGTATACACATGCTCAAGGTTATGAGCAAATGGACATAGGTAAAGAAATAGCAGGTGCAATAGGAACAGCAGCAGCATCAACTGTAGATAGTACACAAAATGGAACTGGTGATGCATTAAAAAATGCTATTGGAGCATTGAAAGCTGGTGCGGTTAAAGGAATTGCAGCAGGTCTTGGAGCATTATCAAATTCTCCCGGAACCGCAAAAATTGCATCGTTTTTAGTTACTGGTGGTGTTACTAATCCACAATTAGAAATGTTATATACTGCACCAAATTTTCGTGAATTTAGTTTTGAATTTATGTTTTATCCGAGAGATGAGAAAGAAGCACTTGAAGTTCAAAATATTATTGAACGATTAAAATTTCATCAAGCACCCGAAATAAAAAAAGATGCTGCTGGTATCCTTATGATCCCACCATCAGAGTTTGATATTGAGTTTTATTATGCTGGTAAAAGAAATCCAAACTTACCACCAATAACAACTTGTATATTACAAAATATTTCTGTCAACTATGCTCCAAATGGATGGTCGGCATATGAGATGCCTAGCGAAAACTATCCTTCTTTAGGTAGAACAGGTATGCCTACATCAATTCAAATGACATTAGACTTTAAAGAAACAAACTTTCTCACAAAAGAAAGTTTTCGGGGTCAATTTAAAGGTAGCAAATAAATGGCAATGTATTTCAATTATTTTCCAACAGTATTTTATACTAATTCGGATACATCACCAGGATTAGATACTGTCACGAACATTATTGCTCGGTTTTCTTTTGAATCTGAATTGAGAGAAAACACCAATTTATTTTATCCATATGATGTTCAAGATGGTGATACACCTGAAACAATTGCTAACAAATATTATGGATCACCGGAAAAACATTGGATAGTGTTAATGTTTAATAATATTATTGATCCACAGTATGATTGGCCATTAGATCAAAGAACATTAATAACATACATTAATAAAAAATATTCTGCAAATGGTGCCACACATTCACCATTCCAGACAGGAATTCAATGGGCACAAGATGCTACTAATGTTAAAGCATATTATAAAACAGTTACTCGTCTAAGTTCCAAACCGACTAAGAATCAAATTGTTGAGAAGATTGAAATTGATGCCAATACTCATACTAATTTACCTGTAACTACTACAACATATACTTTACAAAACGGAAGTAAAACTACTGAAACTATTACCAAAGCAACTCTAACCTATTATGATTATGAGGTTGAGTTGAATGATGACAGACGAAAAATAAAATTATTAAAACCAGAATATGTTACGGAAAGCGGTATTATGAGTGAACTTAAAAAGGTGCTTAATAGATGAGTTTAAATGTTGGTACTGCCTCAAAGTTTGTAGTAAATGAACTTTCCATAGTTACAAAAAGTGGAACACTTGACATATCTGGACTTTATGAGGAGATGAATATTTTTGATTCAATTCTTCTTCCAGTTATTAATGGCAATATATTAATTTCAGATTCGATTGGACTTTCCGCAAAACTTATTTTTGACGGTTCGGAATCTATTCTTATTGACTTATCAAAAAGTCAAGGATCAAATGTTTTAAACTATAAGAAAGCATTCAGGATATATAAACAGTCAGATAGAGAAAATGTAAATCAAAGTAGTGAGAAGTATATTCTACATTTTGTTTCCGATGAAATGATGTTTTCCGATCAGCAGTTAGTAAATCAGGCATATAAAACAACCTATTCTGATATTGTTAAGAAGATTTTATCTGTATATTTAAAAACGCCTAGCAATAAAATGAATGGCATTATTGAAAATTCTACTGGTATTCGTGACATTGTTATACCGAATCTGCGTCCATTAGATGCTATTGATTGGTGTGCTAAAAGAGCAATTGATGAAAAACGATCAGCAAACTTTCTATTCTTTGAAAATAATTTAGGTTACAATTTTGTAACTTTATCTACACTGTTAAGTCAACCAGAACTATTTAAAATTAAATTCTCTTCAAAAAATTTAGATAGTACGAATGCTATAGATGATCTGTTCAGTCCTCGTTCATTTGAAATTGTAAATCAAGTAGATAAAATAAAAGAAACTCGTTCAGGCATAAATTCAGGTACTTTTATAGGGTTTGATCCAATAACAAGAACTGTTGCTACTAAAAAAATAAACTATGAAGATCATTATTCGGCAATGAAACACGCCAATGATAATCCAAATTATTTTGAATCAAAAAATAAAAATGGAACAGATGCTTCTCAAGCATATGATTCTAAAAAAACGGTATCATCATTTAGTACATTTCGTAGAGATAGTGCTTATGTTAAAAAGTATGATCCAACTTCCATTTCGAAACAGGAAACTCAAGAAGATTTTGTTTTTCAACGTAAAGCAATTATGACCAATTTGATGAATAAGAAAATGAAATTGGTTATGCCCGGCAATTTTCAATTAACATCTGGTTATAACTTAAATGTTCGTGTTCCAAACTATGCAATAAAAGATAAGGGTGATGATAATGAAGATCGGTCATTGAGTGGCGTTTATTTGATTACTGCTACAAGACATATTATTGGATATCAGAAACATGAAACAATTGTAGAATTGGCAACAACTTCTAATGAGTTGCCATTTATACCAGCAAGTACAAATGCACAAACCCAAGAGATAGATAATTATGGAATATAGTGATGACAATAAAAGTTTTGCTGGTAAAAATGGATTCGTTTGGTGGGTTGGAGTTGTTGAACGAATTAATGATCCATTAAAATTAGGTCGTTGTCGTGTTCGCTGTGTTGGTTGGCATCCCGATAATAAACAGTTATTACCGTCAGATTCTTTACCTTGGGCACAGGCTTTGTTGCCATCAAATAACACAAATCCATATCCACCACGTGAAGGTGATATGGTAATAGGATTCTTTACTGATGGCGAAAATGCACAAGATTTAGTAATTATTGGAGCACTTCCTGGCATACCATTAACTGCTACGAATCCGCAACAGGGTTTTTGTGACCCAAGGTCATCTGCTGAACTTGCCGCTGCACCTGTAAAACCCGATGAGTCTGCTACAAACTATCCACGAAAGTTGGATGAACCGACAACATCACGATTAGCACGTAATGATTCGGATTATCCATCAGCAATTAATGTGGCAAAGAAAGCAAAGAAGGCAAGTAAAGTTGAACCAGATTCCTATTATGCTGCCAAGTATCCGTTTAATAAAGTATATGAGTCTGAATCTGGACATGCAATGGAATTTGATGATACTAAGGGTGCGGAACGAGTTCATCTTTATCATCGGTCAGGTTCCTATGCTGAGTATGGTCCATTAGGTGATCGTTCAGAAAGAATACAACGTAATAAGTTTACGGTAGTTGTGGGTGATGATTCTGTGTACGTTCAGGGTTCAGTTAAAATGTTTGTTGATGGAAACTATGATTTGAACGTTACAGGTGATATTAGAATAAACGGTAAAACAGTCAATATTAATAAAGGGACGATGGGTGCTGCCCGTATTGGTGACACTGCGGATACTGGTGATCAGGGCACTGGAAGTGATACTGATAATAATTCAGCGGGAACTAATAAGATTGAATCCGGTTCAGGCACCGTATTCATTGGAGACTAAGATAAATAAAAGATGTCAACAACAATAACATCAAATGATCCGACAATTGTTTCAGAAAGGTCGTTTAAAGACCTCGATCTGAACTTCACCTCACATCCTATTAAGAAGGATGTGAGTATGCATTATAACGAAAAGGCAGTTATTAACTCTGTCAAAAACTTAGTTTCAACTAATTTTTATGAAAGACCTTTCCAACCTTTTTTAGGTTCAAATATTAGAGCACTGCTTTTTGAACTTGTAGACTCTGTTGTTGCTGCTTCTTTGGAAAGACAGATTACTGAAACTATAAACAACCATGAACCAAGAGTTTCAGTGCAGAGTATTAATGCTATTCCTTCCCCTGATGAAAACGGATATAAGGTTATATTAACATTTTTTATAGTAAATAATCCAAATCCAGTAACAATTAACTTCTTTTTAGAGCGTATAAGATAAAATGACAGAACGTCTAAGAGTAACTGAACTTGATTTTGATCAGATCAAGCAAAACTTAAAAACCTATTTACAAGGACAGTCTGAGTTTACCGACTATGATTTTGACGGTTCTGGTTTAAATATCTTATTGGATATCCTTGCGTACAATACCCATTATAATGCTTATTATGTAAACATGATTGCAAACGAAGCATTCTTAGATACGGCTTTGCTTCGTGACTCTGTTGTTTCTCATGCCAAAGTTTTAGGTTACGTTCCTTATTCACGCAAAGCACCACGTGCCAATATTAATTTTACAGTATCATCAAGCGATACTACTCCTGCTACGGTAACTATTCCAAAAGGATTTCGTTTTCTTTCAAATGAAATTGATGGTATTAGTTATGGATTTGTAACTCTCGATGAAACTATTGTGACCAAATCGAATACAAGTTTCTACTTTTTAAATTTACCCATAAATGAAGGTCAGTTAGTTACATATTCATATACTCATATCCAAGCAACAAATCCTAAACAAATTTTCGACTTATCCGATGAAGGAATAGACACATCTACAATTAGTGTAACGGTTCAATCTTCTCCTTCAAATACATCATTTCAGATTTTTACTCTTGCGACTGATTCTGCTGAAACTACCACTACATCTCCAGTTTTTTATTTACAAGAAAATAAAGGACAAAAGTATCAAATATATTTTGGTAATGATGTTATAGGTAAAAGTATTCCAGATGGTTGTGTAGTATCGATTACATATTTAATTACAAATGGCAGTGCTGCCAATAAAGCAAATAATTTTGTTGCAACTGCTACTCTTACAGATTCGTTGAATAATAGTTTAACTAATTTTACAATTGATCCAGTTGGTGAAGCAGCAGGGGGGGCTGAACGTGAGCCTGTAGATGCAATTAAATTCTCTGCACCACTTCAGTTTACCACACAGAATCGTTTGGTAACATTTAAAGATTATGAATCTTACATTAAGAAAAATTATCCTTCTGTAGATTCTGTATCTGTGTGGGGGGGTGAAGATGAGATTCCACCAACATATGGTCGTGTGTATGTTGCACTAAAACCAAGACAAAATTATTATCTATCGGATACTGAAAAACAAAGAATCATTGATGAGATTATTAAGCCAAAAGCGGTTGTTGCGGTTCAAACTATTATTCGTGATCCAGAATTTCTGTACTTGTTGATTTCACCTACAATTACATATGACCCAAAGAAAACTATTCTAACAACAGATCAATTAAGAACTGGCATTCGTAATTCTATTTTGTCATACAAGACAACTTATTTGGATAAATTTGATTCTAAGTTTATTCTTTCTAAAGTTCAAGATGCAGTTGATGCCACCGATTCTAATTCTATTATTGGTTCAAAAGTAATTGTTCGTGTTCAGAAAAGATTTGAACCGTCAATGGATCAATCGAAGCCATACTTCATATATTTTAATGTTCCACTTCGTCGCGGCACAATTAGCAATAAGTTGTCATCAACATTCTTTACGGTAGTTGATTCAACTGGTACAGATAGGGTAGTTCAGTTTGATGAGATTCCACAATCATTTTCTGGAGTTTCAGGAGTTACAGTAACTAATCCTGGACAGGGATTTACTAGCAGTCCAACAGTTACAATTACTGGTGATGGTGTAGGAGCAAATGCTGCTGCAACTATCGTGAACGGTAGAATACAGAGTATCGAAGTTACGAATCGAGGTATTGATTATACCCGTGCTATCGTAACAATTACTGGTGGTGGTGGTGGATACGGAGCAACGGCAGAAGCAACGATTGATGCTCGTACTGGTGAATTAAGAACAGTTTATTATGATAATAATGCACAACGTCAAATTGTTGATGGGAGTGCTGGAACAATTGAATATGATACTGGCATAATTAAAATTAATAATATTTACATCAAATCAGTGGCATCAACGGATGGCTACATTCGTTTGTCAGTTGAATCTGAAGAAGGCATTATTAGCACAATTAAAAATACAATCATTACACTAGATGTGGATGATCCCACAGCAATTAGTACAACACTAGAAACTGTATAATGTCATCAGTAGATTTAAAAACATCGATATTCATCAATCGTCAAGTTCCTGAATTCGTCAGGGATGAATATCCTACATTCGTTACCTTCTTGGAAGCGTATTATCAATTTCTAGAAGGTACCGCCAACACGGGTATAACTTCAAATAATTTAGTATCAACTGCCAAAACATTTCGTGACATCCGTGATGTTGATTCGTCATTGGCCGAGTTCGAAACTAATTTTTATAATACATATGCATCATTGATACCTCTTGAGGTTCAAGCAAATAAAGCACTTCTGTTCAAGCATTTGGTACCTCTGTACAAAGCAAAAGGTAGTGATGCTTCGTTCAAGTTATTATTCCAATTGCTTTTTGGTGTAGACATTGATCTGGTTTTGCCTAAAAACAATGTGTTAAAAGCATCGAGCAGTAATTGGCAGATTGATAATAAATTACGTATCAATCAAGACGTTGCTTCCGTATATGTCGGTGATGGGGTTTCTAAAACATTTAATTTAGCCCAAATTGTTGGTAAAGAAGAAATAAGTGTATTTGTAAACGGTGTTGCACAAACCAATTTCTTCGTCAACAAAGAGTATCGTAAAATAAACTTTATAACTGCACCACCAAACAACTCAACAATTCGTGTGGTATATGATAATTTTGATACCACGTTACTATCCAATCGAAAAGTTATTGGTCTGAAGTCTGGTGCAAGTGCAATTATTGAACAAGCAAATCGTCGTATTATTTCAGACTCGTTTAATCTTGGTTTGCCAATTGAACTTCTTATCAATACAAAATCATTGGATAAAGAATTTTTAAATGGTGAGTTTGTAAGTATACCAATTATTGATCCCGATAATCCTTATGGTAATACGATTAATATTGAAGTATCGACATTCTCAATCGTTAGACAGTTCAATGTTATTGATGGTGGGTTTAACTATCAAATTGGTGATGCAGTTCTAGTTACTGGTGGTAATTCTTCAGTAAATGCTATTGGTACAGTCTCATCAGTTTTTAAAGGGTTGGTTGAATCTGTTCAAGTTTCCCGTGGCGGTTCAGTGTTTTCGAATCTTTCACCTGTTGCAGTTTCAGGTAATGGTGCAGTCACTTTAACTATTGTTGTTGACGGTATTGATCAAACTGGTGTAAACGCTGCTAATAGTTTTATTGTGTCAACTGATGTTGTATCTCCTTATGGATCAACAGTATTAAGTTCTGCAAACTATGCATTTGCAAATTCAATTGCTGTCACAAGTCCTAATCTAAACACACGAATTGTCGATGTTATTGGATTTCAAACACTAACTGTTG